CCGAACCTGTCGAACAAACATTGAAGCAAAACAGCTTTGACGCCGCCGAAGTCCGCGAGAGGCAAGGTCGTGCCGATAATCCCCCAGTTGGGCACCGTCGTGCACCGGTATCTGGAGGCCACGGAGAATATCATCCCGAACCCGTACAACCTGATATTCAGGACGCGCGAGGGTATGCCGTTGGCCGCGTTGGATGACAGGGCCGGTTTCCGCGACCTCATGCGCAGGGCGGGCATACCCGACTACGAGAACCGGTACGGGCATGAATGCCGCAACTCCGTCGTATCGCTCCTGTTCCATATGAAGGTTGATCCCGGCATCATCCAACGCATCGTCGGCCATTCGAGCATAGCCATGAGCGAGCATTACCGCACTGTGCCCGTGGAGGATTTGATGCGAGGCATGGAGACGATAAGCGACGGGCTCGGCCTGAAACAGATCGAATGGAAGGCGTGAACTGGCGCGCCGAAACTTGCCGGCCATACAATGGAAGAGTAAGTTAATCACCTTGAATGTCCAGCGGAAGGAACGTTACGGAGGCGCACCATGACAAGCATATTCGACGTGGCCGCTTACGTGCTGGACAAGCTCGGCGTCATGACCACCATGAAGCTGGAAAAGCTCTGCTACTATTCACAGGCATGGTCCCTCGTATGGGATGAACGGCGTCTGTTCCCCGAGCGATTCGAGGCATGGGCCAACGGCCCGGTGTGCCCCGACCTATACCATGCGCACAAGGGCATGTTCAAGATCACGCGCGGAGATATTCACGGCGATCCGTCGAACATAGACGAAGACGGCACCAGCACCATAGACGCGGTGTTGAATGCCTACGGGAAAATGGGAGCCTACCAGCTCAGCGAGCTTACCCACAGCGAACGCCCGTGGAGGGATGCGCGAGGCGATCTCCCGCAGGGAGCCATCTGCAACACCGAGATAACTGAAGCGGCCATGGCCGAATACTATGGGAGCCTTACCGACTAGTGGGCCACCGCAGCAAAACCAAGAGCATCAAGGCCAAAGCCCCGAGCTCTTCAAAACGTGTGCCCGCGCATCACGTGGCGAAAAGCTATCATGTCCCCGAATCCGCCACGGAGATTCCCAAGGATTCCGTGAACCGTCGCATCGTATTCCGTTTCGACTGCGTTGACCTTGAGGCCGACTGTCCATGGTCGCTCGCGCACATGAGCGACGAGGAGCATCGACTGCTGCTGTTGAAGATGCGTGACTTCGAAAAGGCGACGGTGGGCGAGATCATTAGCCCCTCATATCAGGCGTTCACCTGCTACCCTGATTTCACCCAATGCCCCAACCAGACGCCACAGGACCGGCTGGCGAAATACTATGAACGCGAAGGCGATGCGTTGGCCCGGTTCCGCTTGGGCGGAACCGAACGCCTGTACGGTTTCCTTGTAGGCAATGAGTTCCATATACTCTGGTGGGACCCGAACCATGAGGTATGGCCCTCCACTAGGAAACACACCTGACCGTCATATTGTAGTGGTATACAAAATGGTCCCGTCCTCCGATACAGGAGGACGGGACCATTAATGCCATTATGCTGTGGAATCAGGCACTGGCATGTCCAGCTAAAGGATATTCCCAGCCATGTCCGCTCTCATTGCCATAGACCAAGTATCCATCCGTTGACGGAAGATCAAACAGCACCTTGCCTTGAGCCTTCACCCCTTGGCCTATTATCTGGGGAAGCCGCTGATTTTCGGGTAGGCATGTGTAGGTTGTTATCTTTGAACTGGTTCCATCGAGATTGCCGTTCCACTGGGTGCCATCATTTTGAATATACGTCCAATAGCCGGGAGCGCCCAGTCCCAAAGGCCCATAGGAATCCGAATCAAAATCGGAAGTTGTTTCAACGGTGATGTCCAGAACGACGAAATGACCGTTTGCAGGGCTTGTTTCAGCTCCTTCGTAAGCCGGGACGCATGGTGCGTCAAGGGTTATGTTGGTTACGGTCCATGAAGCGAGTAGGGTTTTGTCTGCCTGACTCTTATAGATGCTGGCAGTGTCGCCTATTCGTTTGATGAGGTTGCCTCGGCTGCTTGTCTTGGGCTTCTCCGTTTGCTGAGGTTTTGCCTTTTCCGGTTTCTTGTAGTCCTTGGACGAGGCGGCTTCATCAGTATTATTGCGGATTGCTGTGTTCACGGCAACGGCAACTCCTACCGACAGCGCCACCACGACAATCGCCGCAACCAGAAGCTGCCACCATTTCAGGGTGACAGTACCCTTGCCTTCAGTCTTGTGCGATGGGGCCGGTACGGGTTGTTGCTGTGGCTCGCTCATTATTATTCCCTTCTCTTTATTGGGTTGGTTCTTCATATTCTACTTATTTAGTGCTATTCGCGGGCAATTCCGTCACCGTCACGGTCCAATGACGAACGATAGCCCGGCTGGCCCCGATACAATGGCGCGGCCCCGGCAGCTCGCGCTGCTGAACAGTTCTTGTAATACGCCCAACCGGTCGAGGAGCCGTCGGAGGCGCGACATGAGCTAGTCTAACACTATTCGACTCGCCTGCGGCCTACCGAAGCGGCTATGAGGGCAAGGGAATCAGGAAGTCCGACCATCGGCGCGATGATATCCAGCTCGGAAATCAGGAATGACTTTTTTCCCGTCAGCCGATCGCTGACATAGGACTGGGCCTTTCTGCCTATCGCTTTTGCGATATCCATCTGAGTGAGATGGTTGTCCTTCATTCTCGCGTCAAGGTATGCACCTATTGCGATATCTGTGTTTGAGATTTTTGCGTTCATAACAAACAGTATATCTCATATAACATATCTTGTCGGGCGTGTCGTTCTTTGACATATCTTAAATAAGATATATAGTTGTAACCAGCAAATCGGAATACGGTACAAACACATTGTTAAATATCGTATATAAGATACGGAGACTTCATGGACACCAACGCATTCATCTCGCAGGCAATATCGGTACGCCTTCTGCGAATCAAGAAGAAGCAGTATCAGCTCGCGTCTGAACTGAATATCGACCAGACAGTGCTTAGTCATTACATGACCGGCAAAAGCTCTTGGAACGCCAAGGTAATGGACCGCATTGCCCCTCTCCTCGGTTGGGGCTCTGCTGTTGACATCGCGATTGCCGCAGAAGAGGAACGACAGATTATGCGGTCGATTCCCCCTTCTGAGTCTCCCAAGCCAGAAGCTGAGCAGCGTCTTTCTGAGTCTCCTGTATTGGAGGTAACAGCATGAAGATGCAGCTTGACCTCAACGGCCCTTCCCCTCCCCTGATCATTCACGGGCTGAAAACGCTGATTGAAGATGGAGACGTCGAAACATTGGAAATCACCGGGGACGGCCTATCCAATGCAACCGCGATTGGGAAACTCCTGAACATCGCCCCGTCGATACTGGCTTCCAGCCAAGACGTGCCGCTGGTTATCGACCTGGACCACGGGAACGCGGCGTATGCCACCTTCGGCTGTGTACGGTTCCTTGATAACCAGCGACTGCTGGACTGGCTGGACATGATTCAAACCGGGGCGTTCAGGAACGTACCGGATATTGAACCGTCCACGGAAGTCCTGCCCCGTCTACGCCCGACAGAATCAAACCAGTGAACGAGTTCCGCAGGTTCGTCGCCCTGAACTTGACCAGAATGGCCTCACCGTCCGGAATCGTCTGATGTGGTCCACCTTCCACCACGAGGAACGGCTTAGACACCCCATCGAACGATTTGACGGCTTCCACGGTGAGCTGCTTTCCGCTCACGTTGACCAACCGCCATTCGCGACGACCGACCAGCACGGGCCTACTCCAATACTCCATATTCACCTCCTCTCCGAAAGAGAACACCATGAACACATCAAATCGTAGCCCAGCAGCCAACGAGGCGAAGAATGAAGCCCCTGAGATTTACAGCGGAAAGGTAGGAGTAGAGATCGTACCGGATATGCGCAAGCTCAGGAGCTTCGCCAAGGACTTCATCGCCCTCGTGGACAGTTACTGGCCGGAGAACCCCGGTGGAGTAGACGAACGCGAGCAAGCCTCGCAAGCATCATGGAAGACGCCTTGCCGCAACGTTCGTCTGATGATGGACCGATACGAATCGAAGAATCATGTACAAGACTAAGTCCAAGACCAATGAGCATGGGGAACATGTCTATGACTCCCCTGCTATCGGCAAGGTGATGTACGACCCGTTGGAGGCGGATGTCACGAAGACCTTTGAGGCCCACATTTTCAAAGGTGAGGCGCATCCGGGATACGTAAAGGTGACGGCACCGCTTTCCGTATGCGAAAAACTGACCCCGGAACAGGCCCGCGAGATAGCGAAAGCACTCAATGATCTGGCGGATAAGGCCGAATCCTTTCCGAAGGAACTTAACCCGATAGGCAGGTGGCGATATGAGTGACGGCAACTATTCGTATGTCTCGGATTCGTCGGAGCGTGTTGCCAACGAGCTGAACATTCTCAACACGTGGATGGCTCAGATCGTGGAAACCGGGCTTCCCCAAATCTCCGCGCAGTTGGCGGAAATCTGGGGAGAACAAGCCAAGCGTCGTGAGTCAGACTCCGAGTTTGTCCAGACGGTCGGAAAGCTCGCGCTGGTTGGCGGTGATAACGTCAATGGCCTTGGCTGTGGAGTCCATCGACGTTTTGATGTGTCTCAGCCAGGTCTCGGCGTTGTTGGAGGCGTTCAGGAAGCTCATGTCTCCCCTGATCTCCCGAGCCGCTTTTTGAAGCGCGTCGATGTCGGTCATTTTTCATTCTTCCTTTCGGGTTTGGCATGTGGTTTGGCAATTACAAGCCTAATCCGAAAGGGCCTTTAAACGATATTCACAAGAAAGAGAAAACAATGGTCAGCCAAAATCGTAACCTTTCCCAGAAGCTCGTGGTCGAGGAACGTCACACCCGTGAATACTTCACCGGCAACGTCACTGCCGAAGGTCTTATCAACGCGGAAATCAACACCGATTACGGTGCCCGCCCCCTCACTCCAAGTCAGGCGCGTTTCGCCGCCAAGGCCCTTGAAGACCTGGCCGACTGCGCCGACGAGAAGAACGAGGAATAACAAGTCCTGCCGCAGTGGGTCGTTTTTTATCCACCTATCGACTACAGGCAAATAAATACCATACTGCGATCTACTGCGGCAACCATCGGCCGGAACCCTTCGGGGTGTCTGGACACGCACCATCGCCGCCACACCATAGGACTCGTCATCCATCTCTCAGAAACCAGAAACACGGTGGCGGCAAGGACGTTCTCGGTTCGAATCCGAGTCCGGCCACGAGGAAAGGACATGCCATGAACAGGAAAACGTATGGGGCTCACTGCTCCGGCTGGCAGCATTCACCTGATGAACGCCGGCACCGGCATGAGAACACGAAGACAATCACTTGTCTGACGTTGGCGGCGACAGGGTTCCTGATTCTCTCACTGCAACCCTATGCGGGCCCGTGGAGTATTCTCGCAGGCTTCATGTGCTGTTCGCCCGTCATGCTCTCGTTCGCATTGTCGAAAGGAACACAAAAATGATCTGGTTCATACTCGCCGTAATACTCCTGCTCATCGGAGTCGGCATGATAGCCGTCGCACTCGCCAACGGTGGCGACGGAGCCGGTTTCGGCTTCATTCCCATCATCGTCGCCGCACTGTTGATGATTCCGGCATGCCTATACTCGCTGGACGTAGGCGAGGTGGCCGTCATCCGCAACATGGGCGGCTCCGTCGCCGGTCATGCGGAGAACGCGGGCTTCCATGCGAAGGCGCCGTGGCAGTCGGTCATCAAATACGATACGCGCAACAACCTCATCAACTTCTTCAAGGACACCGACTACAAGTACGACGGCGGCAGCGCGGAAGGCAAGGAGATCACGGTCAACGACCGTAGCGGTGCCAGCGCGAACATCGACATTCAGGTCAACTATTCGCTCGAACCGTCCGCCGCCGAAATGCTCTACTCGGAATACGGCAAGCAGACCACGTTCACGCAGAACTACATCGGCAACGACCTGCGCAGCGTGGCCCGTGAAACCTCCGGCAAGTTCGACACGATCACGATGCTCACCGACCGTGGCAAGTACACGAAGGCCGTGCAGGACGCGCTCACCTCGAAATGGAAGAGCATCGGCCTGACCGTCGAACAGGTGTCCGTGCAAGACATCCGCTACCCGAAGTCCATTACCGACAGCTACGCGCAAGCCCAAGCCGCCGAGGTCGCCAAGCAGAAGGCGAAGAACGAGCAGGAGACCGCGAAGGTCGAGGCCGAGACGAAGCGCATCAAGGCGCAGGGCGAGGCCGACGCGAACAAGGTGCTGAACGATTCCCTGACCGACAACGTGCTCCGGCAGCATTACATCGACGCTTTGAAGAACGCCGACCAGCTGATCGTCACACCCGAGGGCTCCAACACTCTCATCCAACCCAAATGATTCTTCCGGGCGGGGTTCTTTATTCCTTTACTTCCTCGTCCGGTGGCAGCCAAGCGCATGGTGCCGCACCTACGAAGCCTTCCAATGGTCATGGACTTCTCCAAGGTGCACCGGGTTCGACTCCCGGCTTGGCGCTCAGAAAAATTTAACCCCTTCGCGTCCTGCGTCGAAACCAGCAAAACAAGGGTTTCGGACGTGTCAGCACCGGCGCAGAAGGACAACCAAATAATCAAGCCCAGTGAAGGGAAACAATCATGGAACTCACCCCATTCGACCGTATGAGACTACTCAACGAGGCGCGTGGACTATTGCCGCAGGACGAGCTTGAACGTCGGGCACGCCTGATTCTCGACGATCCAGCCGCTCCTTCCAAGACATCGAAGGAACCTGACTCGCCTCGTCTCATCATCAGCGACTTCCTACGCTCGAAAGGATTCGAGCCGATGAAGAAAAACGCCCTGCATTTCGGCTCCCGTCTGGCCGAGAACTACAAGATGAAGTTCGGCTCCTACCCGCCGAAGCACGGGAAGACCTACATCTACTACGAGATCGACCGGCCTCTCATGGAGGAAACGTGGGCTCAAATTCAGACGGAGGACGCCGACTGATGGCATCTGATTTCAACTCCATCGCCAAAGCCATCCGTTATCTCGGTGATTGCGTCCGTTATCTCGCTGACAAGTATGTGGCCGTGAACGATCGCGTGTACTCGGATTGGAACGAGGCCTCGAAGGTCGTCGGGGATGTTGGCCGTGACCATGTGGCCGATTATGCGGAGGCCTCTCATAAGCAGGGCAAGTCGCGTACTTGGCGTCACAGTCACCTGATGGAACGCGAGGAGCAACTGTCCATGCAGTCGAGGGGTTCTCATGTTGACCCCGAATGATGTCCGGCATAGAAAGTTCCGCACGTATCGTTCCCTGCTTTACGGAGAGGTCTACGACGTGGAGGACGTTGACGATTTTCTCGACTCGGTGGCCGACACCATCGAGGTTTTAGGCAAGGAAGCACTCAAAGCAAGAAAGGAGAGGCAATGACCGTCGAGCAGATGACCGATGACGATTACTTCGCGTTGGACGCGGTGGACCAGACTTCGTTGAAGAAAATGCTGGTAAGCCCGTTGGCGTATTCGGATTACCTGACCGGTGAGCATAAGTATTCTTCGGCGTTGGAGTTCGGCAAGGCGGCTCACAGCATGGTTTTGGGCAGTGGCCCGCAGGTTGTGGCTAAACCGAATCTGCGTACCAAGGAGGGCAAGGCTCTTCGTGACAGGCTGGTCGAACAGTATGGTGCGGATGACATCGTGTGGCTGTCCGCCGATGATGTGGAGAAGGTTCAGGCCATGCGGGACATGGTTGGAGACTTTTTCACAAAGCTGGATGGTCAGCCGGAGGTGGCGATGATCGCCGCCGACCCTGATACCGGGTTGTTGATTAAGGGCAAGGCGGACTGGTTGCCGTCCACTCCCGACCCGGATGGTGTGCTGCGTATCCGTGATTACAAGACCACGGTGAAGTCGCCGGACGAGTTCGAGCGTTCCTGCTGGCAGTACGGGTATCACATTCAGGCCGCGTTCTACATGCGTCTCTACCGGTTGACGATGCCCGAATATAAGGGGCCGTTGGGTTTCGAGTTCATCGTGCAGGAGAAGAACCCGCCGTTCGATTGGAGGGTGTGGCGGTTTGACGAGCATTCGCCCATCATCACCGAACTGGCGGAACCGAAAATCTGTAAGGCGTTGAAGCAGATCAAGTCGTTCCGTGACCTGTATCCCGACCCGTTGGAGGCGATGCGTGGCTACGGGCTGTCGAAGGTGCCGCAGGAGATCGCGTTCCCCGATTGGAGATTGGTTCAGGAAGAGGAGGAGATTGAATCATGGCGGTAATTAAGAAGGACGCTCAGGGCGGTCGTGGCACGTATGCGACTCTGGCTCAGGTCGTGAACTATGTGGACGAGCAGGGGTTCGACCTGCAATGGCCGACCCAGTTGGTTGACGGACGCCTGTATGTGGATACGGCCGTCAGGAAGAAGGGCACGGACAAGTGGATTGCCAGTAATTGTCTTATCCCGGTCGAGGTGGGTGATTCGCGTGGCATGAGCGTCATGCAGGCCCTCGGTTCCGCGTTGACGTATGCGCGACGCTACAGCACTTGCGGCGCGTTCGGACTGGCGACCACGGATGATGACGGTGAGACCAGCGGCTACAAGAAGCGTTCCACCAAGGGCATGACCGACGAGCAGCAGCAGACGATTGACCGGATTCTCCAAACCATGCGTATTCCCGATGGTCAGGAGAACGGTTTCATCAGCAGCGTGCTGCAACGCAACGTGGTCTACGGGAAACTGTCTGAATCGGACGCGGCCACATTCATCGAATCGTACAACCGCAACAAGGAGAAGGAGCCTGCCCTCCAGTGAGCTTCACACCGAAACCTGGCTGCAAGTGCACCAGATGCCTGTGGGCTCACGGGAACAAGATCACGCTCCCCCAATGCCCCACATGCGGCGCCGTTGATTGCGCCGGAGCCCAATCACACATGCTGGTCTGCAACAGGCTGGCCCAAGAGAAACACAAGACCAACAATTACAGGAGGAATGCGTAATGGCCGGAGAACCAAGCATCGAGCTTACCGGATATGCGGGAGAGATCAAGGATTTTCAGGATTCCAGTATTCTCAACGTCAGCGTCCATCCGGGTTACACGGATAAGAACACGAACCAGTGGGTTGACAAGGAGCCTCAGTTCTATGGTGTGCGTCCCTTGTCGAATCAGGCGAAGGATGCTTTGAATCAGGTTCGCCAGTTGAAGTCCCAGCCGAACATGAGCGTGAAGGTTCTTGTGAACGGCAGCTTGTCCAAAAGAGTGTCGGAAAAGGATGGGAAACGGTATGAGAATTGGGATGTCGCGGCCCGCACCATTGCGGTGTTGAGCGCGAAACCCAAGGCCCAGCAGTCTGGTTTCCAACAGTCGCAGCAGCAGTATCAGCAAGGATTCCAGCAGCCGCAACAGGGATTCCAGCAACCGCAACAGCAGTATCAGCAGCCTACGGACCCGTGGAGCCAACCCCAGGACGAATACGGAAATGGGCAGATCTAACCCGTCCCAACACGTCAAGGATTTGGTGGACGCACGCGACCAATACCGGTGCGTCCGCTGCGGCAAACCATTCCATTGGAGCGGTTTCAGCCGGCATCATCGCAGACTCCGGTCACACAAGTGGCCGGGACTGCATGAGGCGTCGAACCTCATCTTGGCGTGTGGGAGTGGCGATACGGGATGTCATGGGTGGATTCACGCCCATCCGCGTGAGGCCATGAGCTTGGGGTACATCGTGAGCGGTTTCAACGATCACCCCGAACTGGTGCCGATTCTCACCGCCCAACATGGTTGGGTGCTTCTGGACGATAAGGGAGGTTGGACGCGATGCGAACCGCCGAAGCAGTAAGCCTGTTGTTCATCCTGTTCTGCCGTGACCCGCAGTTTCGGCGGGCGTTGTACAAGCTCGACCCTGTGTTGTTCCGCAGGTTCACTAATGGGGAGGTGTGGCTGTGAACGTTGATGACATGACCGATGAGGAGTTCATCGACTATTGCCGGAACGGCGGCGAACTGTCCGGCCTGATAACTGAACGTCATCCGAAATGCGATTGGTGCGGTGGCATGTGCCGGGTCGGCAAGGATGGCATGTGCCGGAACTGTCGTGTCAGGGAACAGCGTCGAACCGACCCCGAGTATGCGCAGCATCTGCGTGATCTGGCGAATCGGCGGAACGCTCGTAATCGTGAGAAACGCAATGAGTATGCACGCCGGTACCGGTCGGAGCATTTGGCTCAGGCTCGGGCTTCGGCTCGTAAGTATGCCGCCGCCCATCAGCGTGAGATGGCTGAATACCATCGCCGTTGGAGGTCGGAGCATCCCGAGAAATACGCCCAGTATGAGGCGAAGCGGAAACGTAAACGACAACTAGCCAAGGAGGCTGTCAATGAGCGAGAAACCATTCTGGGCAGGTAAGACCCTTATGGAGATTCAGAATCTCGATAAGCGAGTCAAGGTGACAATGGAGAACGGAGACGTATTCATAGGGAAGCTCGTGCGGCGTTCCAGAGACACGGACGGTATATGTAGCCTTTCGATGCAACTCGACGCGCATCGAACATATTTACACGTGTTCTCGGCTGAATCATCTGATACGCAGCCCATCATTCCCAGTTACGTCGATACCGTCGAATTGTTGGATGACCCCAACTACGAGCGTATCGAGGAGGCTGATGACCTCCAAGAGAAAGATATTGCCGTTATGCTCGACGGCAACCGCTACAAGGTCACAGATGTGGAAAAAGGCCGTAACCGATTCTGGGGTCGGGTATACGGCGCTGTCGGGCCGGAATGTATCGCCCTTGGCTTCAACGCCTTCACCTACGGACTCCGTCCGAAGCCCCGGCTTCCTGACAAGCCTGGACTGTGGTTGGACAAGGACGATAACACATGGGTGATGGGCGAGAATGCCTTTCCACTCACGTGTATTGATGCCGGTAATTGGAGTATCACGCGCCCGCAGTTCTCAACGGATAGCGTTCAGGTTCTAAATGCTGCACCGTTCCGATTGGCTAAGGCGGTGGAAGCATGAGCAATCGTATTGTGAAATTGCCCTCGGTCGAATCTTTCGGCCGTCTCACGCCCGACAAGTGGCTGGCCTTGAAGAATCTGGAAGAGAGCGCCGAACTGGTCGAAGCCTGCAAACAATACCTGAAAGCCAGCGACCCGACAGACCCGAGCGGCATTGGCCGGGAGTTCGATGATCATGCGAACTGCCTCGCCTGCTTCGGGGTGAACGTGGGCGGCGAGCTCGGCGATGACCGGGACAAGGCGAAAGCCGGATGGATAGGTTACGTGCGCGACCAGCGCCGCCAGGCCATGCTCGGTGAACTGGCTGACGTGTTGCAGACGGTCGGCAACCTGATCGCCGCGTTCGGTATCACCGACGAAGAAGTGGCACAGGCGATGGACGACTGTCTGGAACGCAATCGGGAAAGAGGTCGGCTGTGAGCATCATCAGTAGTGAGGCGGAGCGCCTCTACCCGCCCGAAGCGGTTGATTGTCACGGCGCAATAACGATACCGGTTTACACGTCCGATGACTTGGCGGAAGCGTACATGGATGGCGCTGAACGCCAGCCCACGAACGAGGAAATCGAAGCCGGGGCGAAAGCGTTCTACGAGGCGTTGAAGCCCGACTCTTACCCTCAATGGGATTCTGACTGCGCGTTGAGGGCTGAATACTACGACGCCATGCGACTCGCAGTCAAGGCAATGCAAGGAAAGGCAACGGAAGAATGAATCTTTTAGATGAAACCAAGGGTGCGATCTCACAAAGCGAGCATTCGACCGATGACGTTCGATTCGTAGGCTTCCGCGACGAGAAGCTGGGAATTCCGTGGAGTCAGGCCGAAAAGGTGCTCGACATCGATTACGACGACGGATACGGCAGTCAGGAGATAGCCGCCGACCTGGTCGTGGCGTTCACTGATGGCGGTTTCCTGCGCCGCGAAGAATACGACGGCAGCGAATGGTGGGAGTACGAGCCACCGTTCAGAGGCCCGGAGACGCAGAAGCCGTTCAAAACTCGTGAAGGCGCTCAGCTATTACACACAGTTGCTTGTGGACATCAATTACCCGATGGAGGCAACGGAGGAATGAGCGACATGAGGAGCTTCATCAAGGTTGAGCACAGTCGTTTTACTTTGATTTTGCGCAAGGGGATGCTCCCGTTCCACTGGATTGCGGAATCCCGCGTCTTCCCGGACAAAGGTTATGTCACGGCGGTGCGGGAGCGCGCCAACTACGGCGCTGTATGGGCGTTGAGCAGTATGGGCGCTCTCGATCAGGTCATGCTCTCGATCTGGGAGGACATCAAATGGTTGGACGAAAGGATGGACTGATGCGTTTTCACAAAATTAGCCCGTGTCCCAAGTGCGGGGGCAAGGTCAAGGCGAAATGGGAGGAGCAGCATTATCTGTCCGCTTTGGTCTTCCGGTGCGGCGGATGCAGGTATAAGCCGTATGCTCTCGCGTTGAAGTCGAAGCCCGCAGTGGAGTGGGAGTGGCCGAAAGACATGATGCTCGCCGCCGCCATCCGTCGTTGGAATGCGATGTGCAACGGGGACAAGCGTTATCGGTTGATCTACGAGAGTCTGGGAGGCAGACGATGAGCACGCTGGATATTCTGGGCAACACGAGTGAACAGGCGGATTCAGTGCGCCTGATGCTCAAGATTCGAGGGATGAAAGATGGGCATTTCATCGACGACACCCCACTCATCATCCTCAAGGCGGACAACCATCAGGACTCCGACAAATGGGATGTGTACATCAGCAAGTCGGTGTATCCGACCGCCGAATCGTATGGCACGCTCGCCGGCATACTGCGAATGCTCGCCAATGACGTGGAAATCATGGCGCGAGAGAAGGAAATGGGAGGCGGACAATGAGCGGACACGACGAAACAATTCATCCAGACTATATTCCCGAGGATTTCAGGGAACTGCTGCGCATGGCTTGCGATTCCGTCTGGGAACAAGGCGAGTTGTACAGCGAAGACCTGTTGCTGGCGGCTTTCAAACCCGTCATAGACGAACACGACCGGCAGATAGCCGAACAGGCATGGGAGAACGGATATATCCAAGCCCTCAAGAACATGAACCCCATGCCCGGCGAGGAACCGCCCGAATACACGCCAAACCCATATCGAAAGGAGAACGCATGAACGAGATTCAGCTTACAAACCATTTGGTTGCGCATATCAGCGCGGAAGGCACCTGCGGCCGTTATCGAGCCAAAATCTACGAGGACGGCAACTTCAGAGACTTCCTGTACGCCATGAGCCTCAAACGTCTCAAACGCAAGTGCGAGAGGTACGCGAAACGTGAACGCAAGGCCATCGAATATGTCGCCATGCTCAAGGAGGAATCATGAGCGTAAGTAGTCTCAAAACGCGAAGAAGGAATTGAATTGAGCGGCTGGCGTGACAAGGCCGCGTGCCGTGACATGGACCCTGACCTGTTCTTCCCAACCACGTCCAGCGAGGAACGATTGGCGCTCAAGGCCTGCGCCCAATGTCCGGCGATATGCGAATGCGCACGGTACGCGGCGCAACACGACAGAATCAGCGGCTACCCATTGCAAGGCGTATGGGGTGGCGTGAACAGGAGCAGAAGAAGGAATCGAAATGAGTGACAAGGATATGGTCACGGTTTACGAACGACGTGACGGCAGCAAACCCGGATTATGGTCCGTGTACTGGTATTTGGGGTGGGACATGTTTTGCTCGTTCTCCCTCGCGGTGGGCATCACGTCAAAGAATACGATGATGGCCATTGTTCAAGCGTTTTGTCTGCTGGTTTTTCTTGGACTCACCGTCTGGCAGTTGAACCATCTGACTTGGAGCATCACCGACTATCGGGTGCGTATCAGCTCTAATTTGGAGAAGGGGGCTCATGTTGAGCAAAGCGGCAAGTAAAGCATGGCAACTGCTCATTGAAGACTCGAACCGTCCGGCAGAGGAGATTCGCTTGGCTACCGGACTTCGGGTCGATGTGATCGAGCAGATGCGCGGGGACGTGCAAAAACGACTACGAGACAACCCGGAGTTCTGATTATGAGACCGAGTTATCTGCCCGTCCAGTATGAGCATTGCCCGTACTGCGGAGGAATCTTGAACGTATTCGGGGACTGCGTGGACTGCCAGTTTCACGATGACCCGACTGAATGGTGGATGGACGAATGAGCCGACAGAAAGCCAAAGGCACACTGCTTGAATCCAAGGTGGTCAACTATTTGCGCGCCCGGTTGGGTGACAGCGAGCAGACGATACACCGTGAAGTGTTGCATGGGACGAAAGACCAGGGCGATATCACCGGTCTGCGTATCCACGGCCAGCCGGTCGTATTGGAGTGTAAAAACTACAGCACCTATACGGGGAGACTCAAGGAGTGGATGCAGGAGGGCCGTACCGAGGCGGGTAACGCTGACGCACCTTACTGGTTCGTCGTGTTCAAACAGAAGGGTCTCGGCTTGAACACGTTGTCAAGCATGGACAACCAGCCCGTGCTCACCGACTTGAAGACCCTCGCATTGATAGCAGGACATGGAATCATCGAAGGAGACGAAGAATGAGCTACGACCTGTTCATAGTGGACAAGGATGTGCCGGAACCGGAATGGTTTGACGTATGCGAACGGGACGGCGAGCATGTGCGGACCGCTCATGGCCATTATTTCAACTACACGTATAATCTATCCGCGTTTTTCACCGATTACAAGGTCCATCCTAAGCATGACCTGGACGGGTTGACGGCCGGGGAGGCCGCAGCCCGTATCGACAAGGCGTTGAAAGACATCTACTTGGAACCATTGTATGTTTTGCGCGGCAAATACAATCCGCCGAACTATTGGGGCAGCGTGGACAGCGCCATCGCATGGTTGAAACTGATATACGACTATTGCCGGGAACACCCCGGACTATATCGTGAGGGAACGCTCCTAAGGGGAAATGATGGAAGATAGGAAACTCGTTGATTTCGCCCGTTGGCTGAACGATCATCCGGGCGAATGGAATCTTTGGCCGTATCTCATTCCCATACAGGCCGACCGCAGGGATACCGTCGCATCGATGAGGCTTGTCATGGAACGCATCAAAAACCATCAGTACGACGAGTTCCGCGTGGACACCGTATTGCTCGAATACGAACTATTCAACGGTTTCATGGGCTTCGATAAGGGCAGCGTGCATGAAAACGGTCTCGCGTTGAAGATGAGGCTCAAAGCATGACCGCGCGGGGGGACGACCGGAAACTCATGCACTGGATAGCCTCACACGGATACACGGTGGTCAGGGCCACGACCGGCCACTGGAAAGTCTACGACAACGGCGTGCTGCTCACGGCGACGAGCGGCACGCCATCGGACTGGCGAAGCCGCCACAACTTCATACGAGATTTAAGGAGACGAACATGTTCAATCTAGCATCGAAGATTCGGCACTGCTGCCCCCTCTACGGATGTGTCCCGCTCATATTCGAATGGAGAGGCCGCTACATGTTTTTCTGCACCCACTTGGAAGCCCCTTATGCCGATACGAGAGAGGAAGCATGGGATAAGTGGTGCGGGATGGTTGAGAATATTTGGGAAAGGGACAGGAAATGACCAATAACGTGGATCATACGAAATTCTGGAAGGCAGTAGCCGAGAACCGCAGTGAGAACGCTGTCGCTGCCCTCGAAACCATGATTGAGGAGACGGAATGAGTCTGGTGGGTTTAGATTTCAGGAAAGTGGTATAACGATGGCCCGCAAAGGATACATCCAGCTTGTCAACGGCTTCTACATGAATCGCAAGGTGCGAAAACTCAGGCACACATGCCCGAGCGCGATAGGCGCGTTCACGATGATGCTTACCTTCTGCGGAGATAATCTTTCAGACGGTCATATCAGTGAAGATGATGCGCTTTACGTGCTGGATATCACCGATTCAGAACTTGAAGCACTATGCAATGTCGGCATGATCGAACCGGACGGGAACAACGGGTACTACATTCACGATTATCTTATGCATAATCGTAGTCGCGAACAGGTGCAAAAGAAGCGCGAAAGCAATGCTGAAAATTACCAAAAAAATAAGAACGAGGTGAAAACCTCCGATTCAGATGCGATTCAGCCGTCTGAAAGTCATCTGAATCGGGACAAACACCAGAACACCAGAACACCAGAACACCAGAATGAATTATCTAAAGATAATTCAACTCCCCCTACCCCCTCAAAGCCTGACTTCGATGGACTGCTCGACAGTCTTGAGCGTATTTACCCGACGAACAGGTTCGACGGGAAGACATCTCAGGCTCGAATGCAGTTGGAAATCGAATGGCCCAAGATCGTGAAAGCCGCTGGCGAGGCTGACCCGCGTGAGTTTCTTGAAGCCAAAACCCGAGCGTATGTCGGGGCCACCGAGGAACGGTTCGTGAAGACGTTCAGCCGGTTCATCGGCGGGGAACTGTACGCACGCAACTGGGAGAAACCCAAACCGGAGACACCGAGTCCACGGCAACAGCCGGTCAAGTCACGCAGCCAGCAGAATCTCGAAGCGAACATGGCGAAAACTTGGCAGTACATGACCGAGGAGGAGCGGGCCCGATACTCGCAGGGAGGTCTCAATGCTCAGCAAGGGTGAGGCGGCGGCGTTGTTGTCGCTGATTAACGCGCATCACGGCAACGCTCAGTGGGATGATGTTCAGCTTGACGCGTTCCATTCGGAACTGCGTTCGGATATCACGGCGGTAGAGGCGCGTGAGGCCGTTCGACGCTTCTACGCGGACAACAGCACGGGTCGCTGGTGCGGTTCCGGCGACATCAACGGCATCGTCCGCAAGCTGCGCAACGATACGAAACCGTCCGAAGCGCAGGTAGGCCGGGAGTGCGAACGTCTGGGACTGGTGGAAGATCAGGCGTGGTTGTATCGCCGGCAGCGCATGATGGGCCGTTCCTCGGACGAGTCTCGACAGGTGGCGTTGGCCGCGCGTGACCCGCTGCGCTTGCCGCCCGCGAAACCCAAGCGCCGGCGTGAGTCCAGTGATTTCAATCCGGAGTTGGGCGTGACATTGGACGAGGTTCTGGCGACACGCCGTCCGGCTGAACAATAACCGGTTTGATGGCATAATTGAGAGTTGCTGACACGTCCGAGACCTTCAAAAAAACCGAAGGTCAAGGTCACTATTGTTTTTTTCCACTGAAAACACGAGGCTCTGCCGCTACCACGGTTGCTGGCGGGATATCGTCACCGACGCGCCGTCGCCGCTTATCGGACATGGCGTCGAACCGAATCTGAATCTCCTGTGCGACAAGCACGCCAGCCAGTTGACCGGCGACCTGCGATGGTTGGAACGCAGCCTGCCTGACCTGTGCGAGTATCGCATCAACCGCGCCTACGGGCACAAGAACGGTGGCGGCTGTCAATCCGGCACCGCGCCCGCACCGTTGCGCGAAGCCCTGCATGACCTGCTGTACGCGGACGATGACCACGGTTATCCGGGGTTGCAAGGCACCTTGTACGAGTGGATGCGCAGTCTGAAAATCAACCTGCCCGAGTCCACGCCACTGTCGGACATGGTTCACCGTATCGCCAATCATCCGAAACTCATGGAGCATTCCAGCACCCCCGTGTACGCGGAACTGGTTCACAGTCTGACACGCAAGCTGCGTCGTTTTCTCACGGACGATGACGGGGAAACCGTACTGTACGGGCCATGCCCCGCCGACAAGTGCTTGGGCCAGCTCTACTGCTACGCGGACGCGGAGACGGCGAAATGCCCGAAATGCGGTTTCAGTATGCCCGTCGCCCTCATCAGGGCGGAACGGGTGAAACGTCTCCTCCAATCGGAGGCGGTGAGAACCCGTGGCGAACTGTTGGACATCATCAAGGCGTGCGGGATGCACGTGAACCGCAGCACTTTGCGTAGTTGGATACATCGAGGCCAGTTGCCCCAGCAGGGCGAGGATGCGTACAGCAATCCGCTTTACCGGTTCAGTGACTTCTACCGTCTCGCGTCCGGCCTGTCGGAGGACGCGGACGTGTGGGAGATCATGCAGGTTTCGCAAAACCAATCCAAGGAAGGAGACGACAAGTGAGCAATCAGATTCAACCATTCGACTTCAACGGCATTCAGGTGCGTGTCCTAACCGACGAACACGGCAACCCGTGGTTCCTTGGAGCGGACGTATGCGCCATTCTCGGTACGGCCACCAACCATATTCGGGAATACCTCGATGCCGATGAAATCACCAATATCCGTAGTACGGATATTGCTCAGAACGGCGGCAAGGCACCCGTTTTCGTGTCCGAGTCCGGCTTGTACTCCCTCGTGTTACGCAGCCGCAAGCCCGAGGCTCGCGAGTTCAAACGCTGGGTGACGCATGAGGTGCTGCCATCGATTCGCAAACATGGCGCGTACATGACCGAATCGACTTTGGAAAAGGCAGTCACCGAACCCGACTTCCTTATCCGACTTGCCACACAAATCAAACAGGAGCGGGCGGAAAAGGAGAAGGCCCAAGCACAGGTCGAACGGATGCGTCCCAAAGCGTTGTTCGCTGACGCCGTGGAAACCTCGAAGACCAGCATCCTCGTGGGCGACTTGGCGAAAGTCCTGAAAGGCAATGGCGTGGATATTGGCGGCACGCGCTTGTTCGCGTGGCTGAGGGACAACGGATGGCTGATGAAAACCGGCAGCTCTCGCAACATGCCCACGCAGAAATCTATGGAATTGGGATTGTTCGAGATCAAGGAAACCACCGTGGTTCACTCGGACGGTCACACGACCATCAACAAGACGCCGAAAGTCACGGGCAAAGGTCAGACGTTCTTCGTCAACAAGTTCCTCGGACACAGGGAGATTACTCAATGAGCATCAATCTTGGCACCACGGAAGTGGAATTGAGCTTGTATTCCAAGGCGCTTCAACTAGCCACGTTCACCGTGGAAGTCCCGATGGCGGGCGAGCTGGAACCGGACAGCGTGTGCATAGGCGACGACATGCAGCCACGCGCGCACGTGACAGTGACGCTGCCGCCCGACGGTTCCGTCGAAAAGGCCGTTAAAGCCGGGGTTTATGCGTTCCAGAAGGCGTTCAACGAGTCGATGGAATCGAGGAACGTATGAACTGGCTGAAGCGACTGTTGCACTTGGAGGAGCCGGAACCGGTCGAAAAACCGGAACCTGAACCACCGGTAGTGGAACCATGCCCCATCTGCGGACTCGTACCCAAACTGAAGCATGTGTGCGTCGCCCGCAACTACCGCGACTACTGGCTGGAAAAAGACTCGTGGCCGCTCTTGGAATGGTGCGATCACGTCGAAAGCATCCTTTCGTTCACCTCGTTTTTTGAAGACGAGAGTGTTCAGAAGTGGAATATCGGTTGCAGACGGTTGAAGGCAGTGGTTGACGAGCCGGTTCCCGAATGCCCAGCCTGCGGGGAGAAACCCGTCGTGCAAACGGACTCGGAGTCGGACATCCCCCAGCTTGTCTGCTCATGCAACGAACTGTTGAGCAATGTGGAGATAACCAACGTCTATAAGCGCAAACGCGAGTGGATACGTCGCTGCAATGCGTTGAAACGCAAGCAGGACAACGTGAAAGACATGGAACAGCTTATCGGAGAAACACAATGAACGGACATTATTCGGTTATCACGAATTTCGGCTGTCATTGGACATGCCCCTACTGCATCGTAAGGAAAACCGGATTGAACGTGCCGGTGACGGACATGCAGGCCACGCTGCGGACCATCAGCCGTGAAAGCGAACACCACCCCATGAGGTTCCTGAGCTTCAGCGGCGGCGGAGACCCCCTGTTCCCCATGCGCGAGCCGGAAGCGTCGAAACGTGTCGCCTTCTACCGGGAGGCGATACGCAGGGCCGGAGACTGTCTTACGGAAACCGAGATGCACACCAGCTACTTCCAATGCGGACGCAACGTGGCTCAAGTCATGCAGCAGGTCAGGTTCAGCCGCGTGGTGTATCACATGCGGCCCACGAGCTTGTCCGATGACGTGGCGTTGGCATTGCCCCGCAAATGGTTCGACAGTCAGAAGGTGCGTGTCGTGTACGTGGTCACCCCCGATTTCACGCCGGAGCGTATCGACCGGATAGCCGATCTCGTGGCCGGCAACAACGTGGTCAATGAACTGTCGTTCAGGCAGAAGGTCAACCCTGACAACACCATCGACCACACGTGCGAGAAGTATCTGAAGGCCGGCCATCAAAAACGCTGGTGGTACATCCAACAGGATGATTACAACACGTATGTCGTGAACGACCGGCTTTACACACGATTCAGCGATATCGGCAAGGAGGACCACAGGTGAGCAAGAAGATTCGCGTCGGCTGGGATGACCTGAAGCCCGGCGATTTGATTCACGTCAAAGGCAGCACGAACACATACAGGTTCAAGTCCCGCACTGATTGGCATTCCATGATTAAGGTCGAGGGAGACGGAGTTGGTGTCTCAGCCACATGGAAGCTGGGAGTCGAAAAGGAACCGGTTTCGGTGTTTCTCGTTGTCTATGAGGAGGATTTCGCCTACGCCACTCGTCCCGCACCTAAGAAGAAGCCGCGTCCGAGTATCGTGGAACCGATACTGCCGGGCGAATACTGGGCGCGCATCCGCTTTGGGTCACAAACCGGTTGGGGACGGATCATCAAACGGTATGCTCCCCGCAGTGATAATTGGCTGTTCGGACACGATGACAAGGCACCGTATCAAACATCTTGGTGCGGGACCCTGGCGGGTCTTCATCCGTGGATGACATGGGAGGAATTGTTGGAGGTCAATAAGCAGACTCCGATTCTGGAACTGTTGTCTGCTGAGGAATACTACACGAGAAAAGCCAAGGGGGAACTGTGAAGCGTTACATGGACTTGGCACGCAATATTTTCACGGGTGTCCTATCCGACGTTCCACCCGACTTCATACCAGTGGGAACGATCATTGATGAACCGGATACCCCCAGAGAGGATACGCCTATCAAAACGTATGACAGCGTGGAGTCCATCGCCACAGTCAAGGTGGATAAGACCACGCTCGCCAGAATCATGCCGGTTAGAATCTCCATTGACGAGCTGCATGATTTTCTCCAAAAGGTTCCGACCGACGCGGTATGGGAAGTCCAATGGAACGAGGAATGCACGAATCATTACCTGATCGCGGAAAACGACAACGGTAGTCTCACATTCACACCTGTGGAAGGCCCCGGTTACAAGCGGATATAAGCTGGTATTCGACTTTCCGTTGAAGTAGTCGGTCAAGCATGAGAATGCCGCCCTAGTGTGCTTCCTTGAGAGGCAGCGGCGTCTTATAACACGCCTATCATAGCTTGAAACCCGTGAAAATCTATTTTTTATTGATCTTCACGGGTTTCAGTGAATGAAAAGCATGTTTTCGTATAATCGGGCCCACATTTATGGTTTTATTCGCTTCGCTCACACATCAGCGGAGCCGACACGTCGATTTCCGAGCCAAGCGGCGCGGAAAGCACCTCATGCACGTCCGGCGCAAAATACAGGTTGCCTCTTCCAGACGGGTACACACGCAGTACGCCCACGGACACCAGACGCGAAAGCGCGTGCTGCACCGCTGACGGGCTCTTGCCGAACCTCCTCCTCAGCGCACGTGTCGTCACGGTAGGCTGTCCGATAAGGTACATCGCCGTCTGCACGGACAATCCACTGTAATTGTGCGCGTCCAGAAGACTCCGATACTTCTGCCGAACGTTGACCAGACGTTTGACGCGCAGCAAGGCGTCCTCGCAGGATTCCTCGACACCTTGGCAGAAGAACAGTATCCAGTTCTCCCAATCACCTTTCGTGGAAACGCCAAGCAGCCTATCCTGATATTCAGGACGACGACGCTCGAACCACGGTGACACCGACAGCAATGGCTGGCTCAGTAATCCACGGCTCATCATCTGCAACAGCACCAGCAACCTACCGATTCTTCCATTGCCGTCAGTGAACGGGTGCATCGTCTCGAACTGGTAGTGGAACATCGCCATATCCAGCACAGCCAGCCCCGGCTCATTGCGGGACCGCCACCAGTCAACAAGCGACCGAACCGCTATGTCCAAGTCCTGCCCGGGCGGCATGGGAACGAAACGCGCATCCTCGATACGCCGCGTGGGCGAGCCGATGAACACCTGGGTTGACCGTATGTCCCCGGCCTGCGGATTGTCGGACTTCGTGCCCTTTACGAGAAGCTGCTGCAATTCGCGTATGAGGGACAGGCTTATGGGGTGCCCGGCCTGAATCTGACCTATGCCGCATTCAGCCGCATCGAGATAGTTCAATACCTCGCGCATGGACTCGCTCAAACCGCTCTTGTCCTCACCCACCTCGTAATCCTGTGCGAGAACGGTTTCCAACGGCTCGAACGTGCCCTCCAGAGCGCTTGTGCTCTGCGCTTCGCGTCGCATGGTCGGACGGCGCAGCATATCCGGGTTTGGTAGATCCTCCCCCAGTTCGCTCAGTCTCGCCAATGCCATCGAGGCTCGAGACACCACGCCCATGACACGTGGAGAAAGCGCAGGATAATCGCCAAGCGGGTTCGGTACGAACGAATACGTATCGTATTGCATCAGACCGTATCTTGTGGCGTACTCGCCCGATAGTCTACGCAGCTCGCCTGGCGCGTCAGGTGCAAACATTTCTTTTCTCATGTCACTAACTATACACATTTCTTGAATTGTTCATACTAAGATTCCGCAAATCTTAGTATGAAGCATGGGTTGACCATACACTATCCTTCGTATTCCTTGCATAGGTCGGCGGCGAACTTGGCGAGATTATCCGGGTCAAGCTCATAGTTTTCGCCGGCCTCCCCAGCTTCGTCGTAATATTTCAAGACTTCGCGTAGCGCGTTCTCCATACGTTTCGCGTGCTGCCACCGACGTAACGAGTTCATGGCATGGTCTAATGCCGGGTCATTCGTTTCACTCATTTGATTACCTCGTTTCCGTTGAACCAGTAGCCGTTCTCAAAATCCTGATTGCTTCGCCATTCCTTGTAGTCGAGAACGGCACGAAGATTAGTATCGTCTCGACGGATCAGTTTCCGTTTCACCGCGTCGATAACATCCTTGAACCATTGCCGGCGCAGCTTCCACCACGTCATACGCTCGTAACGCGCTCGATAATCGGCCGTGTAGCCGAGGAACTTGTAATAATCGTTCAATTGATTGCCTCCTGATTCCAGTCCAACATGTCAGCGGCCAACCATTGCCCGCCGCCTGAAGCATTGGCGTACAGCCAAGCCCCGTAAGAGATTCGAGCCGCCTTATCGCGTTTAAGCCATGCCTTCAGCCATATGAGACGCAGCTCCCAGCGTGGTATACGCCGCCACAACTCGGTGTTGGTGGCGGGGTCGAAACGCTCATAACGGTAGATCGCGGTAATCAATTCGCCCACTTTCTCTTGACATGAGAGCCGTCCTCGTAATCGGCGCTGACCATATCGTTGTCCAGTTCGTCAATGTCCAACAGGTCTCCAACGCCGTTTTCGTCAACCCAGTCGCTCAACTGGTTGAACGTCAAGCCTTTCGGCGCGGTGACGTGACGCTTCTCGATCTGCGTCACGCGCTGGTAAATCGTGTAGACTTCGGTTTCTTCATCCATGATGGAAACTCCCTTGTTATTGTCCGGTAAAACGATTAACGGGACAATAGACAGCTCTAAAGTCCCGTCTAAATGCTGATTTATGTGAAAACCGCACCATAGAAAGCCCTATGATGCGGTTCTAAATGATGGTTTCTATAAGAATGACCCCATAGAACAAGTCCATGAGGCCATCAAAACGATAACGGCTATACGCTCCGCCTGTATGGTGGAATGTCCAACGTGGCTTCCAATCCGTCGTTAACATGCTCCGCGTCCCTCAACGAGAGTCGTCCGAACCATTGCAGCAGTTCGCTCCTGTTGAAGTAGAAGCGTTGCGAACAGCGCACGAGCGACGGCTTCAACAGCCCCTCGGCCTTCCAGTCGAGCAGCGGCACGTCACCGGCCTCATCCCAATCAGTGTTGCCGGTTATCTTCGCCACGATACCCGACACCAGATCGCCGTCAACCTCGGTGATAACCACCGGACGCGGCTTCCCGATACCGGGATGGTCGGGAAACTCGACCCACATCAGCCACACGTCATACAGGCGCGGTTCACTTGGCGTACTGGTCATAGACATCATCCTCCGAATCATCCCAATCGGCGGGCAGTATCACATGGCCCTTCTCCGAACGCTCGAACATGTATGCATTGTGAACAGGCGGCACCGGATAACCGTCCGGCGTGTGTCGCGTCGGCCTGAACGGCAACCCGTTGTCCACCAGAGACTGGCGTAGGAACATGTTGACGGCGGTGCTCAGGCTCATGCCCATGGAATCGTAGAGCGCGGCGGCGCGCGCCTTGACGTCATCATCGACATTGGCTACCAGCTTACCCATAACAACCTCCTTAATGGTTAACAGATGGTATCAATCATATACCATATTGGGTTAGGAATGAGATATGAGTTTTCACCAGTAGATTCTGATTTCAGCGTCACTGCCAACCCAATTGTCAGGCAAAGCGGGGAACACTTCGCGCCACTCGGGTGTGAGACCATCCCGAAACTCGTCGTAATCATCCAACGAGAAATAGTCGCATTCATCGTAGCCATCGTCATGGCTGACACCTGATTCCAGCGCGTCCAGCATGTCAACCATATCCGAAGTGGCATTCGGATACAGCCACGTATGCACGGTATCCTCATGCCTCCAGCCTTTCAGCGGCGTCGAATTGCCATAAACGGTGAGCTTGATTGAAGCGCTCATAATAATCTCCTAAAGAAATATTGATTTGGCTTGTAGCAAAAAATGGGTTGCCGCCCAGCGGAAGTGAGGAAAAAGCTGGACGGCAAGAACTTAGAACAGCGGCAAAGCAAACCGCTTGTCGGGCAGATCGGTGGCGTTCAACGCCGCCAGAATCAGGTCAGACGTGTGGAGTGGAATGTTTGCGCGTACCGCCGCGATATTATCCGGCGTATACGCATAGCCAGAGGACTCCAGAACCTCACGAATCTTGCTAGTGGGTATCTTGACTTCCATCATTCCCACCCCAGCATGTCGTCGATGCACCAGCCGATAGCGCACTCATACCGGTCATACGTGGTGGAATACTTCTGTGAGAACGCCTCACGCGCCCTCTTGTCGAGCATGTCCAACGACAAACCGGTTTCGGCTATCTGCTGTTCCGCAGTATCGAAGTCCGGCGCGGTGTATGGCTTGTCCAGCTTCAGCATGGCACGACGGCGTAAATCATCGATAAAACCATGCTGGCAGTCGAAGATATCCGCCACGCTATCCGCGTTATCGGCGGCCATCTCGTAAGCCGCCTGCAACAACAGGCGTACGGCTTTCTCCCGAATCTCGCTCATGTCACGCCGCCTTAACCCACTTGTCGCGGACGGTAGCCACGTAATCGGCCACCGCCTTTTCCAACTGCCTGTCACTGCCACGCTCATAACGGGCACGGTAGGCGACAACGCACCTGCCATTGGCCGAAGCAACGTAGGCCACCTTGCGGCCCTTGCTGGTACGGAAGTGACGGATAGGGCCCAAACCTTGCAATTCGGGGCATTCCTTAGCCATCATCAGGTCAGGCATCGTACAATAGGAGACGGCGAAACTGTTCACCTTCGGCGGCACTTCGGGAATCTCCTGTGTATCCGGCGCGGGTTCATCATCCATGAACTCGTCTTCCAATATCGCGTCCTCGGGCATAGGCACCGGCCACTGAACATTGCTCGTGAAGCGTTCCTCCTCACACTTCCAGTTTGCATCGATCGATGGGTGCGCGACAATGCCGCCAACCGTTTTAGCGTCCATTCCGGTAGGTACCGGCACCGGCACTGTCTTCATACGCTCGGAATCGGGTATGAGCATCCAACCATGCTCAAGGTCAACGGAGCTTGACCTCATGCCATTCAAAAAGTCCTCATACTGGACTCCCTTGGCCTGAACATTCCACGCCGTGCCCTGCGAAGTCTGGGAAAGTGACCAGACTCGTCTAACCCGAGCGTTCACATACCGAACATCATATTTCGAGCCATCCTTGCGCAACCGCACCCACATGCCGCTCACGGCATTCACGTTACGCGACGGGTCATTGGTCAGCTTCTTCATTTTGGTTTACCTCACTTGTAAAGATTCGATTTTGATTGATTTTCTGGAATGAGTAGGCGGCTAGAAGACTCTCAGCATTCACCCTCTTCGGTGGCTTCGGTGTAGAAAACGTCGTCCATTTGGTCATTGTTGAAACGCTCATTGATGTAATCGGAAATTGCCTTACCGGTATCGTCTTCGTTAATTAGCTGACTAATGCGGGTATGGCTCACACCGTTACCGTCCAAAATGTAAGCGTCTTGCGCCCAACCATCTTCATGCTCGAAAGCCTTGTTATATTCGGTTTCCGTCACATATCCACAGTCGCCAAGGCGATAGATGCCCTCATAGGGTTGGAAACCGTCATAGCGCGTCAATGGCGATAGTTTTTCGTCAACACGTTCCACCATGTCGGCAACATCTTTAACGGTAATGGACATTTTGAATCTCCCTTAAACAAGAGGGGCACGGCCACAACGCCATGCCCCACAACGATTTATTAACGATGGACTCGCACCATGTAGCCCCTACCCCACGGGACTAGCTCCACGGGATAACCTTTGGCCTCATAATGCGATTGAGTGGCAACAGCCACGGGAAACGACTTGCAACGGTAATGGTCAATCATGGTCGATCACTCACCCATATACGCAACTGGGTTAAGTTGCATGTCGATACGCCGCCATGCCCTGACCAATTCGGCGGTAGGCGCGTACCGTTCGACAGCCGACCGGCTACCGTCGTACCGTGCGGCCATATCATTATCAAAACCGATAACAGTATCGGCCATGATATGACGCGCCTCTTTCGCCGTAATGGCCTCACAATGCCAATTGCCATCAAACACGTCGTCGGCAACCCAAGCGTCACGCTCAGCCCTCGACTCGAACACGTAGAGGCCACCCGGCCATGACCCGTCATCCCATGTCGCGCCGATACCATAAGCCCAGCGGAAAGCGTAGAAGTAGCGTGCCATCATGCCACCGCCTTAAACTCATGCGATTGGATGAAATCGTTGCGGCTGCAGACGTTCTCAGGCGGGAAAAAATTACTCGGCCAGAACGTGAATGCACCGTCCTTGAAGTAGCCTCCTTCAATCCACTCGAAACGCTTACGCCGGACACGCCGAACGGTAAGCCAGACGGTATCGTATTTATCGAACGTCACCGTCTTGTCAGTGGCTTTGACGATAACGTAGATGTCGCCGGCCAACGATTGGGCCGACCAGCCAACGTGGAAGTCGCTTGGATTCAGTATTTCTTCAGGCATGGCACACCTCCATTAGTGTGATATAGGATCTATAGGTTTGATTGATTGAAATTGCCCGAATGGGCGGGAAGCGCGGATTAATGCGCCGCGCTATCGCAGTCAAACTGTCTTAACGAAAGATTCGGGCATGTCACGCCGGAACGTGTACCCGTCGAACATATCGCCGTGCATCTCCTCAACGGCAAAACCATTGCCGCGCATGAATTGTAGAAACTCACTCATGCCCATGCCGCCAAAGCACAGCTCATACCCGTAATCGAGTTTGTTGACCACGCGCGTGACCTGACCACTATAACCGGTGTTCACGTTCAGTTTCGGCCACATCATGAGTGTCTGCATAAGCGGGTTATCTTTCAACGCTAAATCAACTGCCGCACTCTCCTTGTCGTATCCACAGCCTGACACGGTACCGTTAGTGTAGTCGCCGCGAATGCCGGCGAGGTTGGCCCAGACTTCGGCACGCGGGTTACTCCCCCACATGCGTGACCTATGCCAGTCAACGTTAATCCTGAAAACAAGTTCCACACACATTGTGAATCTCCCTTGAATTGATGAAGCGCGGAGACAGCCGCGCGACTGAATGAATCTGATTGAAAGACTTAGTAGCGTTCGTCGATTAGAATGCCGTCTTGGTAGATGTACAGTCCGGTACCGCGTCCGTTGCCCATTCGAGCACTATCCCAGTAGCAGAGTCCAGCTTGACCCGAGCCGTCTTCGTTCTCACATTGCGGGATGTTCGCGGTATCACTACCGCAAGCGGACAGGGTGAAAAGTGTGATTAACGCGGCTGAAGCCGCCAGAATTTTACGCATGGTTCCTCACTTCCATGTGAGGCGTGCTAAGATAGCACAGCCTCGATTTGATTGATTGGTTAGAGAACTTTCAACTTAAGGCACGCGGCTAGGTAGTTGGCGCTACTTAGCCGCATTCTTTTAACGCATCAGGTCGCTCGGTTGGCAGTTGAGTGCACTGGATATCTTCAAAGCGTTTTCAAGAGTCATGTTCCGAACGTCTCGCCGCCCGGTCTCATAACTGCTGATGATTGTTCGCGCTATTCCAGTGCGCTTGGCTAGCTCAACTTGTGTTAAGTCGGCTTGTTTGCGCAGTTCCTTAAGTCCCATAGGCTTACCCGCTTTCTCTAGTAGTAGGTAAACCAATTATGACAGCAAAATGTATCATTTGCATGTAGGGAAACACTGTTAAGTTCTCAAACTTGCTTTTGTCTTGCCCGATTGGGCTTGATAATTGATAGCATAACGTATCATTTTGGTTTAAACAAATCGGCGTGTCGGAAAACCAGCACGCCGAACAGCTCACACTGACGCGAACTCACGCACCAGCGCGTGCCGCATGATGTCATCAGCGGACACGCCACGACGTTTAGCGACGGCATCCAACATGGCCGACATGTCAGCGCTTAACGAAAACGTCCGACTGACAGCATCCGCCTGAGCGACAGGAACGACAGGCCCGGAATACACCGCACCCGGCCTTCCGCCGAACTCGCCGTTATCCGCATCGTCGGCCCACTTGTCCAACATGTCATCAGTGACCACACGGCCACCCTTCGCAACAAAAGACATGACACTTCCTCCTTTACAAAAGTTTCAGTTCCCGCAGCACCTTCGGCGTCGCACGCATGGCATGGAACACATGCCAACGATCCGACTCATCTAGTACCGCCACCATTTCCAGCAAACGCCCGTACTCGTCGTATCCAACCGCCACATAACGCAACGGGTCGGTATCCTCACGCGCCATAAACCGCACGACGTTCGACCATGCCACGCGCACCGAATCAGCGGACACGTCGGGATGTCGAGTCTGGATACGCGGGTCAACGACGATATCGCCAACCGGCACGGCTCACCACCTTTCGATATAACAGGTTCCAGCGTATCCCGTCCACCTTGGGACACGCTATGAGTGCCTAGACTATGGGATAAACCCAGTGAGCTAGGCCGACTGTGTACAAGGCCCACAGTCAGGCGAAGAATTGATTAGGGCACACACCTAACAACTAATCGTTAGTGTTTTCTTTTGGCTTATCAGCCTCTAACAGTTTGCGAGGATTACTCACGCGCAAAGCGTCACAAATTTTCAGCGCAACGCCAAGTGACATGCCCTCAATCGGACGCCGCCCATTCTCGTAATCAGCGATACGCCCATAGCCAACTCCGTCGATTTTATCGGCTAGTTGACGTTGGGTATATCCTCGCTTCTGCCTTAGCTCCCTTAGACTCATAACCCACCTCACTTATGATCGGTGGGCCCAATTATACAATTCCAGACGCTCGGTTTAGCCGTCGCAAGAAGATATCGAGATATCTCCATGTCTGCCACCATAAGTGGCAACGTCCATAGCGGGGACAATTCCATGCCGGATACCCGCTCTCTTATCCTCACTAGCCCGGTAGGCTAGACGCCGGTAGACGCAACTCATTTATGCAACCTTGTTTGACGTACTCTCACTACGCAGATTACAACCGACTTTCGGCAACACTTTTTAGTTATCAATGAGCATGTCCGCCTGATTACCCGCCGCTCACTATGAGTTTTGGATAGAGGGGACTAAGTGCACGACTAGGGACTTGCACCCTAGCGTTAGCCACTATGGCCGCGCTGATTACTTGTTGAGGTCATTCCACACGTTGTCAAACTTGCGGTATAGCTCGGCGGGGTATTCCTCGTTGTCGTCCATCTCGATACCGAGGGACATGGCCGTGAGGTCAAGCACGTTGTCATAGGTGCAGGGCTTACATACCGTGGCCAGGTCTACCGCCGCTCTAAAGGCCTTGGCTTTAATCTCCGTGGTGTTCATCTCGTGGTTCCTTTCTTGTCGTTCCGTGGTTGATAGCTATCACTATACATGCACCCCATACGGAGTGCAAGTAGGTATCGCAAACCACCACTAAAACCATTGCAGCCACTAGCATTCCTCGGCGTGTCGAAACCACCATAACCACCACAAAAACCGTCAAACCACAGAGCCCACGCCACTACTCCCATACCCATATAGTTGCACATACAACAGTTGCACCATGCAACAATCACCAAACATGAGCCAACATCACTCAACCTCATGCCGCCGCCGCTCACAGTCCCATAACCACGCATGTATGCGCACGCGCCCATACGCACACGCCTACGCGCGTACACGCGCGGATACGCGCACGCACACGTATGCGCACACGCACACACACGCACACACGCACGCATGTACGCACGCATACGCGCACGCCCACACGCGCGTACACGCGCACGCGCACACATGGGGGCGGGAGAGCCCCACCCCGGTAAGACGTGGGGGCCGCACGGACAATGGTTCTGCTCGTGAATGATCTGCTGGGCTGTTTTTTGAATTAGCGTTTCATTGGTGGTGGGAATACTCTTGCAACGCTTGCTGCAACGCTTGTTGTGAGTAAAATGTCGTGTAGATGGATTGTCGGGGATTGGAGCGAAGCTCGGGTTCCTGACAAGGTGAGGCCCCGCAGTCGCGGGGTTTTCTTGTATTTGCGTGAGATATCCCAATTGGTAGAGGACGCCGGCTCAAACCCGGTGTGTTGTGGGTTCGATTCCCTCTCTCACGACTAGGCCACGCCTTTTTTGAAAACCGAACCGTCAAAACAGTTTTACGAGGATTTGTAAGGTCGAGTTCTCTGGGATTCCGTTTTGTATTGGTGTTGTTTTCTTGGACCGGGGGCGTGGCCGTGGATGATTGGCAGAGTAGACGAATGCGGCGGCTTGCTAGGCCGTAAACCGTAAAAGGTTCGCAAGTGCAAATCTTGCATCATCCGCGAGATGGTCGGTGAGGCTGGTCAAGGCCCTGACTGTCGTGGGGGTTCGACTATCCCTATATGCCCGTAGCTCAATGGTAGAGTACCGGTCTCCAAAACCGGTGACGTGAGTTCGATTCTCACCGGGTATGCGATGCCGGTAGCTCAGCGGCTAGAGCGTATGGCTACGGTCATAGGGTCGGTGGTTCGAGTCCACTCCGGTACCACAACGCCTTCAAGAAGAGGCGATTACAGGCGGTGACGGCTTCTTGGGTCATCGCCGGATGTCGGCGGCGGCTTCATGCCATGCCGTGCGGCGATAACTGAACAGCGCTCCCCTAGTGGGAGGCATGGCATTCTAGCTCATTGGAAGAGCGGCGCTCTCGTAAAGCGCAGGTTCGAGTTCGATTCTCGGGATTGCCTCTAGGAGCCGGTGGCTCGTGGACCAACACCCCCTGTATTTGGATTAACCCCGTTGGAATGCTCGCTCGCCACGCTCCCACCGGCTCCGCCCCCTACGTGTAAGGAGTCATCGTGGCTTGGTCATCTTCCAACCGTGATGCACGGTTCAACCCCGGATGGGAGCGGACCCGCAAGCGGATATTAGAGCGGGACCACCATCGATGCCAGTGGATTGTGACCGACTGGCATACGGGGGCGAAGCATATTTGCGGCTATCCTGCCAATGAGGTCGATCATAAGGTTCGCGCGAAGAACGGTGAGCCTGATGATGATTCCCCGTCGAACCTGTGGGCGTTGTGCCCATATCACCATAAGCAGAAAACCGCTCGTGAGAGTGGTGAGGCTCGGGTGGAAAAGCGTAGGAGCCGCGAGGAGGCCGAATGGTATTCGAGGCCGGCTTTTCGATAGAGCGTTGCGCTGTGTTCGGGTGTCTTAACCCGGTGTGCGCCAAAGGGTTGTGCAGGGAGCATTACAACCGGAACTACTATTCCGGCACTCCGTTGAGGAGACTGCGCACCCGCATGTGTCCGGTGTGCTTCAAATGGTTCGACCCTGAGCGTTCCTCTCGCTTGTTCTGTTCGGACAAGTGCCGTTTGAGGTATTTCCGTAAACGTCAACTGCATCCCGAGCTGCCGTCGCGTCCTGACACCGTGTTGCATGAGCGGACGGTGGAACCGGCTGAACGGCCTCGGATGGTTGTCGAGTCTTTCACCCGTTCGCAGGTGATTGAGAAGTGTGCCGGCCGTTGCCAGAAGTGCGGCGGACTGGTCGATGTAGATAGTGCCGGGCCTGACGGCGCGGCTTTTGAGTGGAAGGTTCCTTTGGAGAAGTCGCATTCAGCGACTTTGGAGAACCGCATTCTCGTTCACGACCGGTGCAGGGGCGAAAAGCCCGTGCGTCGGACAGCCCGGAATGGGCGGAAACGGAGCGTGGATCATGGCAGGAAACGGGCGTAGGGCGTCCAAGATAGCCGCGATGCCTTTGCTGAGCAGTCCCGAGGAGCCGGTTGGGCCGGAACTGCCTGATGTTCGCCCGGATACGGGCGATGAATGGTTGCCGGTCACTCGCCGCTGGTATGAGGATTTGCGTCGTAGCCCGTTGGCTCAGCGTATGGGCGTCGGCCCTGACTGGGATTTCGTGTTGGATACGGCGCTGCTCAAGGATGATTTCAAACGTTCCCGTAAGGGGCGTGCGATTCTGGCGGCTGAGATTCGCCAGCGTGAGGCCATGATCGGCGTCACTCCGAAGGCGCGTAACGATTTGAAGTTCGACGCGCCTCAGGCGAATGATTTGAAGGCGTCCTCGTATTCGGGTTCCTCGAACGTCATCAGCATGGAGGAAGCACGTAGGCAGCGTCGGGCGGTGGGCTGATGCATGACGTTATCCCTAATCTGACCGCCGAGGATAGGGAGCGTTCGCTTGGCTGGCTTGCCTTGTGGTGGATACAGTCGTTCTGCGTCGTGGGTTCGGAGCCCGCGTATGACATGCCCGTGTATGAGAGTCCTGAGTATGCGCGGTTCTACGTGGACTGTTACGCGCTCGACAAGTATGGGCAGCGTCGTTTCAACCATGTGTTCCTGAGTCGCCCCAAGGGTTGTGACAAGTCCGGCAAGGGTGGCCGTCTGGGTTTGTTCGAGGCTTTGGGCCCATGCCGTTTCGCCGGTTGGGCGAAGGGCGGGGAAACCTACACGTTCCTCGGCCAGACTTACGAGTATCTGCCGGGCGAGCCTATGGGCCGTCCCGTGCAGGGCCCGAACGTGGTGTGCATCGCCACCGCCGAAGAACAGACGGATAACGTTTATCAGGTGATGAAGTACAACTGCGAGAACGGGCCTTTGAGCCAGTTGCGCGGTTATGGGCTTGATGTCGGTGAAACCCGTATCCTGCTGCCGGAGGGTGGTTCGATCAAGCCCGGTGCCACCGGTTCTTCCACGCATGACGGCGGCAAGCAGACGTTCATCATCGCCGACGAATCCCACTTGTACAACGTTCCCCGGTTGAAGGCCACGTATCATACGCTGAAACGTAATCTTTCGAAGCGTATGGGCGACGCCGAACCGTGGGTGTTGGAAACCACGACCATGTACCGTCCCGGCGAGAACAGTATCGCCGAGGAGACCTACAAGCACGCTCAGGATATTCGAGAGGGTCGCATCAAGGACCCGAAGCTGCTGTTCGACCACAGGTATTCGCCTTTGAACATCGAGGACCTGGGTGATGCGGGCAAACTGAAGCATGGCCTGTATGAGGCGTATGGTTCCGCCGCGAAGTCAAGGGACGGCAAGGACCATATCATTCTCGCTGACGGCAGCATCGTGCCGGTCAACGACGAGGGTGTGAGCGATGACGGGTATTCGCTTCGCTCCCCCGGCGTGGAGCCGGGCCCGTCGAAGGACGGCTGGGTTGATATTCGCGGCCCTATCGCGGATATCCTCGACCCGGCTTCCGATGTGGGCGATTCGATTCGCTACTACCTGAACAGTCTCACGAGCGTTTCCGACGCTTGGCTGTCCGAATCCCTGTTGAAAAGCCATCTCGCGGGCATCGCATTGTATGCGGGCGTTCCCGAGGGCACCGACTTGGACGAGGCAGCGCCTTGGAAGGACATTATTTCGGACGAGGACGAGATAACGCTTGGCTTCGACGGTTCGCTTTCCGATGATGCGCCCGCCTTGGTCGGCTGCCGTGTCAGGGACGGCCTGTTGTTCCTTATCAAACTGGAACAGAAGCCCGAAGGCCCCGAGGCCGCTGACTGGCAGGTCGATGTGGAGGCGTTCGACCGCAAGGTTCGCTGGATGCTGGACAACTACAACGTTGTCGGCTTCTTCGCGGATGTCCACGGCTGGCGTGACCTCATTATCGGCTGGGAAACCGACTACTCGTATCTCGACCTTGTGGGCCAGCGCAACAACGGCGACCCGATCATGTTCCACACGAACAATTGGGAGTCGGACATGAAGCAGGCGTATGTGGACATGCATACCGCGTTCTGCCGTGAATGGACGGCGTGCGATGACGAGGACAATCCCGTCATCGGTGATGTCGCACTGTTGGCCGACCCGAGGCTTCTCGCGCATTTCAGAAACGCGCGAAGGAAGAACCTGCGCAGGACGAACGCCGATGGCTCCACTCAGTACCTCGTGTACAAGGAGACGCCGAACAGTCCGTTGAAGATAGACGCCTGCATCGCAGGCGTCCTCGCATATACGGCGCGTACCCGTTATCTGGAACAGGCCAGTTCCCGTGCGCCGAGGGTGCGCACCCACGTTACCCGAGTGACTTATTAGAAGGACGGTGAGATATGGCCGTGCAGTTGGAGTCGTTGGTTCCCGATGATGTCGAACCGGGAGGTGACGGCGTGGTGCTTACCCGGTTGGCGAACCGGCTGGTGAACCGTATCCCCATGCTGTGCCGGTTGAAAACGTTCTACGACGGCAAGGAGACCGTACCCACGAAGGCGGTCCCCCGCAACATGGATGTGACCAGTTCGGACATCTACCGCAGGTTCGTGGACATCTGCCCGATGAACTTGGCGAGCACGATAGCGAACGCGGTCATCACCTCGGAGAAGCCCACCGGCTTCCGTCTGGTGTCGGACAAGGCGATACGTTCCACCGCCGCAGACGACATGTGGCAGAAGTCGGGCATGAACCTGAAATCGTTGAACATGCTGCGTGACGCATCGGTTTACGGTGCCGCCTATGCGCAGGCGTGGTCGACGCCTAACCCGGCCTACATTTCGAGGCTCAGCCCTTGGGATACCGTCGTTTCCGACGATAAGAGCGCGGCCATCGTCTACTCGTATGACGCGGATGAAGGCACCGAGAACATCGCCTTGTACCGTCTGGTCCGTGACGATAAGGGCAATGTGACCATGGACGAATACTGGAATCCAAACGGTTCCTACATGGCAATCGAAGGTATCACAAGCCCGGATGGACGCTGCCGACCGACAGTCCCGACTATGAGGATGCCGTGTATGAGCTGGCGAACGATGATTCCAAGAAGAAACCGTCGTTGCCCGCCTTGTTCGAGTGGGTGGGCGCGGCCAGTTCCGATGGTCTTGATTTCGCCCGTGACTGCGGTTGCCTGCCCATCGTCCAGTTGAAGACCGCGACCGGTCGAGGCCAGTTCGAGCCTCATCTTCCGACGTTGAGCGCCATCGACCAGCAGCGTTTCCAACGTTTCTGCATTCAGGAGATGCAGGCGTTCAAACAGCGTTGGGTGTCCGGCGACCTTCCCGAGTATTACACGAAGCAGGACCCGGCCGTGAAGGCCAACCGTGCGCGTGCCGGCGAAAAGATCGACTACTCGTCCTTGTTCGAGCTTGGCCCCGCCGCCTTGTGGCTGATGCCGAAGGACGCGAAGATGGGTGAAAGCTCCGTGACGGACATCACGCCGATTGTCTCCGCCGCGAACACGGACATCAAACAGTTGGCCGGCGCGTCCGGCACCCCGTTGTCGATTCTCAGCCCTGACGTTTCCGGCAGCGCGGCGGGGGCGAAGCTCACCACCCGCATGTTGAGGCTCAAGGTGCAGGACATGAACGAGCGTGCCAATGATGCGTTCGTGCTGCTGCTTCGCATGGCGTTGGTCGCAAGCGGCCAGCAGTCCGCCGCCGATGAACGTTTCGAGACGATGTGGCAGCCGGGCGAAACTCCCACCGATTTGGAGCAGGCGCAAGCCGCCAACTATGTGAAGGGACTGCTGCCGGTCAAAACCATCATGCGACGGTTCCTGAACATGAGCGAGATGGATATAGCCGAAGCCATGCAGGACTTGCAGGACACGGCTTTCGCCACCGCTCTGAGTCAGGAGAACACTCTGGTCGAAGGCAAGACCTCACAGCAGTCGGCTCCCACCTTGCAGGACACGTTGGATTCGACATCGACCATCCCTGACCTGAACGACACTCTGGGCGACGAGACGTTGGACTCCACCAATGAGGTGACGTGATGGCCGACATGACACAGGCGCTGACCGTCATGGAACGGCAGCGTCAGGCGCTGGTCGAC